ACTAGATAAAGCGGCCGAGAGAGCAGAGCTTACTCGCGTACTGGAGGCTAATAAGTGACTTTTAAGCATGCGACTATCGTCCCCCTGATCGGCGGCGAGACCATTGGTCAAGAACTAGCGTTTGGTACTCGACCTGAGTACCTCATGTCGTACGAGGCGTTCTGGTCCAACGACCAGCATATCGTCAATCACTATCAAGACGTTCCCTACTACGTACTAGATAAGAACCAGAAGCCTGACGTCAAGGTAGACGTGGTAGGCTCTGTATGCCCATGCGCTGGCCTGTCGATGCTGTCTCAGGGTTATGGCGATCACAATCAGAATAACAAGTGGATGATCGAGACAACAAAGTACGTTCTCGAGGAAGTACAGCCTAAGGTACTCTGGGGTGAGAACGCTCCCGGATTTGCCGGCAAGATCGGTGAGAACGTCCGCAAGCAGCTTCGTAAGATCGGTCAGGACAACGGCTATACCATGACTGTCTATCGCACGAGGACGAAGCTCCACGGTGGTTCTCAAGTTCGCGAGCGCTCATTCTACTTCTTCTGGAAGAGCGATAAGACACCAGTCTTAGGCTACTTCAATCGCCCGTACACAAAGATCGAGGACGTAATCCTCGGCGCGCTCGGTAACAGTCAGCGCGATCCAATCAACAAGAAGACACCTAGTCAAGACCCGTACTACCGTTTTATCCTAGAGAACATCCACGGCGGTATCTCGCACAGAGAGTTCTTTGATATCATGGAGCCATCAAACGCCCGCGGCAATGACGTGTCTGGTTATATCGAGAAGCTCGGGTATAACTACGCGCAAGTCGGTGAGTGGATGGCCGCTCAGGGGCTAGAGCGCGAGGTGGCAAAGTGTCAGTACAAGTACGACAAGCTAAATGCCGGTGGATCTATCATGCGTCGTGGTACCATAGTGCCTAAGGACTACATCGGCGCGTTCGTCGGTCACTACCCAACCTGCCTGACGCATCCCCATGAAGACCGCTATATAAACTACAGGGAGGCGATGACCATCATGGGTCTGCCTGATAACTTCGAGCTTCTCGACGCCCACAAGAACTACAACCACATCTGTCAGAACGTTCCGGTAGTCACCGCGAGAGATATGGCGAGTGAGATCAAGAAGTGGCTTGAGGGTAGCTTAGAAGAGCTAGATACAGACTATGTCTATCAGAGTAATCTATCGCAAGAGTATGAAGTTAAAGCTAAGAGTGGAGGAGACATTACAGCATGGATGTAATAGGCAAATATACAGTTGGGGCGCGTGGTTCTGATAAGAAACCTATGTACTCGACAGGGCCAAAGGATGGATACGTCGAGACAGACATCAACATGAGTTTTAATATAACCAAAGTAGACGTCAAGAAAGAAATTCCATATAAGTACAACGAAGGGGTTTACTTAAATGAGCTTACGGTGTATATTAATAATACATACGGAGAGCACTACTCAAAGAATAAGTTTCAAGCCACTGAGTTTATCATGGACTCAGGACACGGCACAGGTTTCTGCGTAGGGAATGTACTAAAGTACGCCCAGCGATACGGCAGGAAGGGTTCTCCAGAAGACTGGAGAAAAGACATGATGAAGGTCATTCACTACGCAATGATGCAACTATATGTTCATGATCAAGAACACAACAAGGAGTCTAAATAATGGAAATTAACGTACCGATTGAGGAGCTTCGCAAGCACAAGATCATGATCGCCACACCGATGTATGGCGGCATGTGCGCGGGCATGTTTACTCGCTCTATCGCTGACTTGTCAGCACTCTGCACTCACTATGGCATCCCGCTGCAGTTCTACTTCTTGTTTAACGAGTCGCTTATTACTCGCGCACGTAACTACTGCTGTGACGAGTTCATGCGCTCTGACGCAACTCACCTGATGTTTATCGACTCAGATATTGGATTCAACCCACAGGATGTTATCGCCCTCCTCGCCTTGTCTATCAAGGAAGGCAATGAGTACGACGTCATCGGCGGTCCATATCCTAAGAAGTGCATCAGCTGGGAGAAGATCAAACTCGCGGTCGACAAGGGTATCGCCGATAAAGATCCAAACGTTCTTGAGAACTTCGTGGGTGACTACGTGTTCAATCCAAAGGGCGGTGCGGGAAGCATCTCCATCGCGGAGCCAGTCGAGGTACTTGAGATTGGCACGGGCTTCATGATGATTAAGAAAGCTACGATGCAGAAGTTCGCTGACAGCTTCAAGCAGTATCTCTACAAGCCAGATCACGTTCGCACAGAGCACTTCGATGGTACTCGTCAGATCATGCAGTACTTCCAAGCTGAGATCGATCCAGTATCTAATCGCTATCTCTCTGAGGACTACTGGTTCTGTCAGAAGATTCAAGAGCTAAACCTCAAGACTTGGTTCTGCCCTTGGATGAAGATGCAGCACGTAGGTACCTATATCTTTGGCGGCTCACTTGCCGACCTAGCGTCTATCGGTGCTGCTGCTACGGCAGATCCAGGCGCACTCGGCGGTAAGAATAAGAAGTAAATTGAAGGAAGTATATTATGCAGACCATTAAGCTAGAACAAAAGACCATCGCGGTGTTGAAGAACTTCTCTACTATCAACCCGTCTATCTTGGTAAAGCCAGGTAGCGTCTTAACTACAATCTCGCCTAACAAGACGATCATGGCAAAGGCTACAATCGGACAGCAGTTCGAGAGTCAGTTTGCTATCTATGATCTATCGCGATTCTTGAGCACTCTATCCCTGTTCAATGATCCGACTCTTGAGATCAACGAGAAGCACGTCACGATCTTAAGCTCTGGAAAGAAGATGCAGTATCGGTTTGCTGATACCTCTACGGTCATCTCGCCTCCCGATAAAGAGATCAAGCTGCCTACCACCGACGTATCTTTTAAGCTTACTAATGACGCACTCAATGACGTCATGAAGGGCCTTGGAGTTCTACGACTGCCTGAGATCGCAGTCGTGGGCGACGGACAGGACATCAACCTACAGGCGATGGACTCAAAGAACACATCGTCTGATGTCTACTCCATCGCGGTTGGCTCGACAGACAAGACCTTCAAGATGATCTTTAAGTCTGAGAACATCAAGCTAATCGCTGGAGACTACGACGTGGATATCTCTTCTAAGGGTATCTCACACTTCAGAGGTGATGTGGCTGACTACTTCGTGGCGGTTGAAGCATCTTCTAGCTTCTAATTTTGATTGACAATAAGTGCAAGTCGGTATAGTATATAAATACGCAACTGACTTGCACTTTATTATATTATGGGGTTATTATGAATCAAGACTTTTTATGGGTCGAGAAGTATCGTCCAAAGACTATCGCTGATACTATCTTACCTGCTGAGCTAAAGGCTGTCTTTCAGCAGTTTATAGACCAGCAGAATATACCTAACTTGATCCTATCCGGATCCGCCGGTGTGGGTAAGACAACCGTAGCACGTGCCATGCTCGAGGAGTTGGGATGCGACTACATCGTGATCAATGGGTCTATGAATGGAAACATCGATACGCTTAGAAACGATATCCTTAACTTCGCTTCCTCAGTATCTCTGGCTGGAGGACGTAAGTACGTCATCTTGGACGAAGCTGACTACCTCAATGCCAACTCGACGCAGCCGGCTCTACGAAATTTCATCGAGGAGTTTAGTAGGAACTGCGGCTTCATACTTACTTGTAACTACAAGAACAGGATCATCGAGCCGCTCCACTCGAGGTGCTCGGTCATCGACTTCAAAATATCCGGACGAGATACTTCTAAGCTTGCAGCGCAATTCTTCAAGCGAGTCACCAACATACTACATAATGAGGGTGTACCTAACGACCCAGCCGTGGTTGCCGAAGTCATTAAGAAGCACTTCCCAGACTGGCGCCGAGTCCTAAACGAGCTGCAGAGATACTCAGCGACCGGTCAGATTGATACGGGTATACTGACTAACATGGCTGAGATATCCATGAAGTCACTAATTGATATGATGAAGAACAAGCAGTTCACCGACGTAAGAAAGTGGGTCGGCGAGAACTCAGACGCAGACCAGAACTCTATCTTCCGCAAGCTGTATGATACCGCATCCGACTACCTCGGCGCCCAGTCGGTGCCTATGCTCATTCTCATTCTATCGAAGTACCAGTATCAAGCTGCTTTCTCTGCAGACCATGAGATCAACCTAATGGCATGCTTGACTGAGATCATGATGGAGCTTGACTTCTCATGAACCCATTTGACGTAATCAAGGCAATCACTCTCACCAAGGAGAACCTGATCACGGACGATGCAAGTGAGAAGTCATACAACGGCTTCATGGTCAACCGAGGTCTGTCTTATTTTCCAGACACAATTATGTACGCTCAAGAGATGAATCTAAATCATCATCTGGATAATAAACTTCAATTCTCCTATCTAATAAATACCATAAGAAAGGGAAAGCGATTTTCTAAGTGGAATAAACCCATTAAAGACGCCGACTTCTCTGCAGTACAGGAGTACTACGGATATAATCATAAGAAGACAGAGTTGGCAATGACCATACTGTCGGCTGAGCAGATAGATGCTATAAAACAAAAACAAGAAAAAGGTGGCATTAAATGAATGTGGTAGATACACTAGTGGAAGTGAAGATAGGCCAAGAAGAAGACTTTCTCAAGATCAAAGAGACTCTCACCAGGATCGGCGTTGCATCTCGTAAAGAGAAGAAGCTGTATCAGTCTTGTCATATTCTGCACAAGCAGGGCAGGTACTACATCGTTCACTTCAAGGAGCTGTTTGCTCTAGACGGCAAGCCATCAAACTTCTCTGAGGAAGACATGGGCCGCCGCAATGCTATCGTGACTCTTCTGGAAGAGTGGGAGCTCGTTAAGATAGTAGAACCAGAGAACATCAGAGAGCCGAAGGCACCCATGAATCAGATAAAGATCCTTCCTCATAAAGAGAAGGGCGAGTGGGAGCTCGTGGCTAAGTACAACATAGGACGCAAAAAAGTATAGTGATTAGGAATTATATTATGTTTAAGATTATGGCTTTTAAGTCTAAGAAGAATAGATCATCAGAATACCAGAAGTTAGAGTCCGTAAAGAATATACTGTTTCCTCCTCCAACTAAAAAAACAGACGAGGCCGGAAATAAGTATCACATAGACTACTCGCTCGATTGGAATCTAGAGTCGGCTCTGACCGACCTAGAGATGGGACACAACGACAAGGTAGTACAGAATACCATCAAGACTGCCATTACGCAGCTGACCAAGATTCGGGAGATACTAAAGCCCGAAGATAAAGTCGATAGTGATATACAATACTTCATGATCGACAACCTACGCGTCCTCGAGGACGAAGAGCCAATTATAGAAGCGGCCGAAGAGCCTCTATAATATTTCCCATCATCATAAATAGTCATTCGCGCTGTATCCTTTGGCGCGAAGTAAGATATTGAAAGAATCAATATCCCAACCCTAAGGAGTAGAAATGAGAGTAATGGCAATAGCAACCGCTGCATTGCTATCGATGACCATAGCGGTATCGGCACAAGAGTCGGTTCAAGATATGGTCACGAGAAAAGCGGTTAGTCATGGCGTGCCTGAGAAATTCGCGCACGCGGTGATAAAGATCGAGTCCAACTATAATCCAAGAGTTATTGGTAAAAGAGGTGAATACGGACTCGGACAAATCCTATGCACAACGGCAAAGGGTGAGGGCTTTAATGGAAAGTGCAGAGAGCTATCAGATCCTGAGACTAATCTTGAGTACACGATGCTCTACCTCAGTGAGGCTCTAAAGATAGCAGATGGAGACGTCTGCAATGCTTCTACAGTATATAGCGCTGGATCAATTCGCAGTACAAGAAGATCAGCCTACTGTAGACTGGTGCTAAAGAACATGAACAACTAAGAGAATAGAATAGGCCCTTCGGGGCCTATTTTTTTATAAATAATACTAATAGAACCATGGCTCTTGTATGTCTCTCGTGATTTTTGTAATTATTTCATAAAATCTCAGGGGATAAAAATGATAGATCCAAAGTCAGCCGCTAAGATCGGCGGCGCGTATGGTAAGGGAATAACTGACGCGGTGTTTGGTATCGTCGATGTAGTTAGGAATGCACCCGCCCAGAAAGAAGCTAATAATAGAAAAGTATTAGCTCAGAATAGAATCACCGAGATAAATAACCAGATTATTCGCAATAACAATACTCTGCGCGAGCAGGCCATGCGAGAGATCGCGGCCGAGCAAGAGCAGGAGATGATCTCTAGGATGTCTCCAGCTCAGAGACAAGAGTTCTACAGGGCTAGAGCTGAGGCTGCCAAAGAGATCCACAGACTCAAGGTAGAAGCTCAGAGGAGAAAAGAAGAATTCTGGGAGTTGTTCTGGGCTGTGTTCTCTATCTTCGTAGTCCTACCAATACTAATATGGATTGGTCTACTGGTATGGGGGGCAGTAGATTTTATGGCATGTCACGGTATGAGAAGTATCATCCCTCTAATGACAGCATTATGTAGGTAAGGAAACAACATGTCTACAGTATCAGATAAGACAGCTCAGATGAGCGAGACACTGGCAGCCAGTGCCAGTAAGAGTGCGTTGGTAGAGAAGATCGTATTTGCAGCAGTTCCTATTCTCTTCTCGTGCGTGGTATACCTATTCACGGCATTGAGTTCATCTAATCATGCGATAACAGTTCTAGAGAGCAAGATCGCAGTGGTCGTTAACAATGACAACAAGGCAATTCCACCGCAGGGTACTACTATCGATATGGCCCAAATTCGCGAGAATCTTAACTCTAAGATAGATAAGAATGCAAGTGAATTGGGAGAAAAAATTGATAAAGTGGAAAAAGATGCAGCCCTCGCAAGAGCTAATATGACGCTTGAAAGAGAGAAACAGCTTGCAGCTCTAGAAAAGCAGCGAATGGAAATGATGGCTGATGCTGCTCAAGCTCGCTCAGCCATTAGATCTGATGGTGCTGCACTAGCTAATAAGTTAACAAATGATCTTTCCGATCACGTAGATGCCATTGAGAGAAATGCAGCATTGGCCAGAGCAGAACTAGACAAGAGGATTGCTCTCATTGAAAAAGATCTTCAGTGGTTAAAAGCAGGAAAGAAGTAAGATGGTGCTAAAAGACAAGACAGGTAAGGTACTGTCTCGCTCAGAAGGCGAGGCAGTCATGAAGAGCCGAGGTGCGATAACCATATCGATATACGCCGCGCTCCTCGCCATCTGCACTCTCATTGGCGGAAGCATCAGCGGTAAGGTATTGTCAAACAACATACTGGCTTCTGATACGTGGGCGTACTATCAAGCTAAGTCTATCAAGCAGACTATCTTTGAACTTGAGCTAACTACCACGACCGATAAGACACTAAGAGATACATACAGCGGTTATATAAAGAGACTTGAAGAAGGAAGACAAGAGCAATACGATAAGGCAAGAAAACTAGAAGCTGAAAGAGATGAGGCTAAGAAGAAGAGCCCGTACTTCAACTTTGCAGCTGCGTTCTTACAGATCGCGATAGTATTGAGCTCTACTGCTATCCTCGCGGTAAGCATGGAGCTTCTATTCGTGTCTATAATGTTTGGAGTGCTCGGCTCTTTATTTCTTACCAACGGGATATGGTACTTCTTTACCATTCCCTGGCTTTGACTGGATCTTCTCTTTCTTAGCGAGAGTGAAGTAGAGCCTGTTGTCTCTCTCGTCTCTATAGGGCTTGAGATCTAGATCTTTAGGGACTCTCTTGAGCTGCTCGTGTGCATCCAACTTAACGTAAGTATCGATGTGCTTGCTGTAGTCTCTCCAGTTTAATCCGGCTTTCTCTACTGCGTGCATCTCGACGTACGTTGCTATGTGGTGCGCCTGCTGATAGGACAGACCAAATACGTTCATGAGTGACTTCTCTGTTCTCTCGTGTACCAAGAGAAATGGTATGATGCTCTTGCCGTTGAAAATCTCTTTCATGTGGCGATCAAAGTATATTGTCTTTCCATCACTCGAGTATCCACCGACGTATGGTATGTCATAAGTCTTGTCTATCTTAGTTGGTCGATCGTAGGCTTTCTTAAACCTAGGATCATTGAGCATCTGGTGCTCTCTGAACGAATGCATCTTGACGTACTTCATCTATCTTCCTCATTATAGAGTTTATTCAGATCACATAGGTCTGTAACGCTATCGTCTGATCTACACTGCTCGAGGTATTTATCTTTATCAGTCGACCAGTTATCACCAGTCCACCACTCAAATCCTGGAAATCCGGCTTTGTAGGCAGAGTTCTCACCGTACCCCGGACCTATGTAGAGATATTCATGACCAGAGTCCCTAGCGTACTGCACCTCGTAGTCCACTATCTTTTTTCCTAAAGAAAGCTTTGGCTCAGCGTAGTCCCATATAGTAAACTGACTCTCTATTCCATAGTCGTACTCTATGAACTTAGTGGCAGCAACGGGAATATCATTCTTATAGATAACCATGGCAGAAGATCTATCTGCGTCGCTGAGCAGATCATAGACTATAGGGTACTTCTTATGGGATATGAATTTATCATAGACGTCTGTTAGACCATCTATCTTGCGTATGTCGTGCTCGTGGGCTACTCTATGACTCGGAATTAGCTTTGGCGTCTTGTTGTACAGAGCGAGATTAATTCTAACTAGACGTGAGTGGTACCACTTTCCATTGTAGATCGACCATCCACAAGCGAGTGCATCGCTCTCACACGAGTCTTCTAGATCTAGAGCGAGCTTTACGAGCTGCAGATCATACTTATCTTGACTGCCGTAGAAGTTATTGATCTTTATCTTCATCTCTTTTCTGCATATAGAATGCAGATCCCCCGTCCTCGTAAAAGCTTGGAATGGTATCCATTACTTTAAATCCATAAGCTTTGTATAGAGCTATAGCCGCCTCATTATCAGTAGCGACATGCAGGATGTGGGCCGGGCTCTTAATATCTAAGAATGATTCAAATAAGAGCTTAGAGTATCCCTTTCGTCTGTAGTATTTATGTATTGCGATGCTATAGAGATAGGGATGATCGTGGTATTCTACACAGAAGTATCCAACTACTTTATCTAACTCAAGAACGTATATGCTTTCTAGTCTGTCATTAAATTCTTCTTCAGATAAAAGATCAGACCGGAAGCTGTCCCGCTCTATCTCTAAGAGCATTGGAACATCTTCCGGTCTGGCTTGTCGTATCATGGCGGAGCGTATAGGAATCGAACCTATTCTACCAGTTAAGGTAGTACGGTTTAGCAAACCGCTGCATTACCATCCTGCCCACGCTCCAATATAATCAGAAGTTCATATTCATGCCGAGCATGACCTGATCGCCGGTAGCATTGAAGCTCGTCGTCGTATCAAAGTTACGAGCGACGCTGGCGCTCAGCGAGTACTTGGAGTTGATGTTGTAGGTAACGCCAGTTCCAAGCTGATGGCTCTGATAACCATCGCGACCGCTGTTGAATGCAGATGTATATGTATACTGCAGGGCGTTGATGGTGAACTTATCGTTCAGCTTATAGTCTGCATTGCCATAGAGTGCAAAGTATGGAAAGTTAGACGTGCCAAACCGCTCGCCTACGCCAACTTTACCAGACAGTGTAACTTTAGAAAAAGCAGGAAGCGCGTAGCCAGCCTGTGCTTCTAAGTTCTGGTTTAAAGCAGAGCCTGGAACTTGTGTAGTCTGAGCCATGCCGCCTACGGTAAATCCATTGCCTAGACTATGCGCGTACGTGAGCTGATACATTTCATCGGTCTTTGAGCTGAACTTACCTGGAGCAAAATCTTGTCCATAGGCAATCGTCAAGCTGTCTGCGCTCGCTTGAGTGGCGTCTGCAGTTACAGTTTGAACCGGCGGCGTCGGTGCCTTCTTCTTATTAGGAAGATCGGTTGCATAAGCTGAAGTCGCAGCAGCCATAGCTGCTACTGTAATTACGATCTTATTCATATAGTCTTTCTCCGTGTTGTGGTCATCATGACCGAAATTTGGTGCGCATGGAGGGACTTGAACCCCCAACATTTGGTTTCTAAGACCAACGCCTCTACCAATTGGACTACACGCGCACTTTATGGTAGAGTATTAATATACCATATAGATCAATAGCTGTCAACTAGATAATTTATAATAACTGACTTGAGAGCTCTAGTCTACTAGAAACCCCTCTCTATAAAAGTCAGGTAAATCTATATATCTTAATCCTCTTGTATCAATTAAGTTCGGTAGGAACGAGTATGCATCCTCTTTTCAGTGCACGGGTTCCCATGGTTATGAGGCTTATACCTCCCCGACCACGCCAAGTAAGAGAGCCACACACCTATCGGGTGGAGAGCTTACTTGGCCGCGAATCTACACTGCCTACCGAATTCTGGAGCGGGCGAAGGGGATCGAACCCTCGACAATCAGTTTGGAAAACTGAGGCTCTACCACTGAGCTACACCCGCAATTACTTTATTAGACTGATAATATCAGTACCAAGAAGCCACTTGCACAAGAGTACAAACCACAGTATCTTGATGATGAAATCAAAGACTCTATCTAGTCTCTTGAATATCTTGTACATGTATTAACTCGGAACTTCTTTTTTCTTGGGTTCTGATTCTTTAAATCTATTTTGATCTGCGGGAGCAAAAGAACTTCCTGCTGATACACCGCATGAACTTATATTATTTGTAGTTATTACTGTATATGATCCAGTAGTAGGATTAACATACATTATCATCTGACGACCCTGTGAGTCTTTGAACTCTATAAATGGCTTCTCGCCGTACTGCTGAGTAAGAAATTCATGTACTTTCTGAGCGGTATCACACGGGTTCTGGCTCTGCTGTTGTGCTACAGCGGCGGTGGTCATAAGCAGCAGTGGTATTAAGTATCTCATATGCTCCTCCTAAAAAATGGAGCGGACGAAGGGGGTCGAACCCTCGACATCGACCTTGGCAAGGTCGCGCTCTACCACTGAGCTACATCCGCATATCTCTATATATCACGCCGCTAGGATCTCTTTGAGTCTGTCCGCAGCATAGGACGCAGCAAAAGCATTTGGCTTGACCAAAGGAACGATATTGCACATACCACGAATATATCCGGTAGCCTCATTAATAACACAGGAAGAACCATAATGCTCATCTGGGTTAATATCAAGATGCACTTCCACATGTCTGTCCTCCAGTACTTCCGCGAGCTTCATGTAGAGCTCTGCTATCTTATAGACCTCATTCATAAGACGCATCCGAGGCTTGTCTTTCTGCTGGTCGAAGTCACGCTCGCGCTGGACCTCACCGAATATCTTGCAGCCGCGATTACCGCTGTAGTGCACCACTATGGCCAGAGTGTAGTCTGCATACCACAGACCCTTTATATTAAATCTTTCTGAGTCACCACCGATATAGATCTTAGTCTCTGGCGTCTGAGCCGCTATGAACTCTCTTACCTCTTCTATATCGATCTTCTTCATGGTGTATTCCTAGTTTATTAAAGCAGTTTCTCGACGAACTCTCTTAGTAACTTATAGTGAACACCCTCGTGATATGAGTCAGGCATATACGACCAAGTGTCGTACCAGTAGTCTTGTGCCTCGGGATGAGTACCTATCAAGCCGACGTTGCCCTGAATAATAGCCATTGGGTGCTTGTGGACGTCTGCGTATCTGCCTACCACTTCTATACCAGTCATATTACCAGTAAAAGTGCAGCCATCGTAGAAGTACATGACCTCTTCTTCTTTATTCCACTCGCAGTTGACTACAGTACCATAGCTTCTCTTTACTAGAGCATCTGGCTGTCTGATGTACTGCACTGCGTCTATGCCACTGATAATATCAAAATAGTGAGAACCAGCCCAGTAAGCACCCATGCATATTCCAAGATACTTTCCTCCAGATCTTACGTATTCATTTACAGCAGCTGCTTTTTTCCAGTGAAATACGTCGCTGAACCTATCGGCATCTCCAATACCTCCTGGAAAAACTATAAGGTCGAACTGACTGAGAAACTCTGGAGTTATGTCTGTCTCGTCGAAGTAAGTACACGAGTGTGAGCTGCCTATAGCCGACGATATACCTACTGCGCTATCTTCCGAGCAGTACGGGTGATGCACGTATATACCAATTATTGCCATAGAGACTCCAGTTGCATACTATCTATATATGAGTTGGCACCGGTCCTCAGAATCGAACTGAGTTCTCAAGGTTTTGGAGACCTGCGGATTACCACTTTCCCTGACCGATAAATCTTTTGTTACAGTTATTAGTTGGAGAGGCAGATGGGACTCGAACCCACATTTTAAGGTTTTGCAGACCCCGCAGTATCCAATTCCTGCACACTGCCTCATTAATGGTGCTGCCAGCAAGAGTCGAACTCGCGACCTGATGATTACTAATCAACTGCTCTACCAACTGAGCTATGGCAGCATATATGGTGCCCAAGGAGAGGATTGAACTCCCGACCTACGCATTACAAGTGCGTTGCACTACCGCTGTGCTACTTGGGCTGTTGTCTTAGATTTGAGTCAAAGTAGTGATCATCTATAAATATATAAAAATTCATGTAATTAAAAAGGATAAAAAAATGAAAACATTTTTACAATTCATAAATGAAGATTTAGATATTAATTCTAAATTAAGTGGAGATACTCATAGCATTATTGATGGATTAAATAGAAGTAAAAATGCTATTATGAATAATAATAACCAAATTCATGCTAAAATAATTGATCAAAATAACTTAAAACCTTTATCAAAAAAAGAAGCAGATGATCATGATAAAATAGCTACAGCTGCTAGAAAAAAAGGTGATTATTTTACAGGAAGCACTTTTGGTGATGGCAAACAAAGATATAGTGTTCAACACGCAATAGATCACTCTAAAACAGTTCCGACACAAAAAATTTCTACAAATGGATTTGTTTCACAACAAGTAAAAGATTATTGGCAAGGTGATATCAATAGAGCTAAAAATGCAGTGCCTTCTGCAGATAAGCCAATACTTATTATGAAACATCAAACCAACGATTAACTGGTGATAGTTTTTCTTGTGTCAGGAAAACTACCAAACCCCGCATACGCAGCCCATCCCACTTTTCGCGTATGGCGGAGGCAGCTATCTGTGGGTCTGCCTTTAATGGTTGGCTCCTGGAGTAGGAATCGAACCTACCTGATGAACAGATTAACAGTCTGCTGTCCCACCTTGTGACCGTCCAGGAATAATTATTTGTAAAGTTTAAGAAGAAGGAACTGGTTTGGATTTATCATTATATCCAAGCCATTTTTTAATATAGTCAGCGGCTTTTCCGCCATCACAATTGTCTCTTCAAGGATACACCAGCTGTCTAGCCTACACCTCACCAGCGACATTCGAAATAGCTGTATTCTTTGGTGGACCTACCTCTGTGTTTATTATTGTGCACACACTTCGGGCTCTGATGTATCCATGAAGAGACAACCGAAGTTGTCTTTTCTCTTTAGCAATGCCAAACAGCGTTATTCAGATTATATTAAGATAGTATCATGAGTTAGATTAAATGTCAACCCAAGAAATCGACTATCTTGCCGTCTTTATCTACAGCTCGTACCTGAAAGGTAGGGTACCTGTCCTTGAGCTCGTGCATGCGCGCCCTGATTATCTGAGACTCATTGATTGTCGTGTCGTAGACTCTCCACACACCCATTGGGTCTCGAGTCTGAATGTCGATGAACTCCATCTCAGCTCTCCAGACTCAAGACTCCGGTGACGTAGTTCTCAGCGATGTTCTCATGGTAGAGCTCACTCTTACCAGAAGAGTAACGCTTATCTACCAGCTTACCATCGCGATACATGCGTACCTCGTAAGCTTTCTCGATCTTAATTACCTCGATGACTTGAGCTTCTAGGCTACCGTCTTCTGATGCGTAGGTACTCGCTACTTTCTCGTACATATTATCCTCTCCGTGAACCTGAACCAAGGTTGGTCTTGTCTGACTCGGGACTGAAGTACATAGTTGGTCCCTTGTTGTAGGCGACTGTAGTGCGCTGAGCTTTCTCAAGGATTTCTCTTTGAACCTCTGGCTTCTCCCTGCGGAGATTCTCCATGATACCATTCTTATATCCATTTCCTATGCCATTAGAGAGCTCATAGAGCGACTCGACGCTGAGGTCGGGTAGTGCCTCGACGTACCTACCCTTGAACGCTCTCTGCAGGTCTCTCTGATTAGGATGCAGGCCTCTGGCCTTGAGCCACTGCTCGTGCTTGGCCGTAGCGTCGGCGAGCTTCTTGCTCTTTGATGCCTTACTCTTCTGGCCTGAACGCGTCGTGGTAAAGTAAACTGGTGCTAGGTGCATGCTCATTGCCAAATCTCCATTATGTATATAATATACCACAGTCTGGAATTAATGTCAACTGAAAAATGGTAGCCGGTGACGGTCTCGAACCGCCGACAGCCTCGGTGTAAGCGAGGTGCTCTACCGCTGAGCTAACCGGCCTTAACTTGGTATGTAGAACTTTGTGATGATCATATCATCGATATTGTCCACAAAGACGATGATGACCTCTGGGTCCGGATCATTGACTTCCATATCTCTAGCGCATACGTCTGCTCTAAATCCAGAAGCAGAAGCCTTCGAGCTAATTTCTTCTAGAACTATATATGTTAAGACTTTACCTACGTAAGAACTAAGATCTTCCATCTACTATTCCTCTACAAAGTGCTTGAATCTAACGATGATCTGATCGATATCGTTATTTATGATGACGATGAGAGACTCAGGGTCTGCGCCAGCACCGCCGATGCCGTCAGGCCATGGGAAGGCCGTGAGCCCATTGGCTTCAGCGTATGACTTGATCTCCTCGTTAACTTCCGAGTAGCGCCTGCCCACGTACTTTTCTAGATCTCTCATATTGCTTCCCATCATGGTTCGTACGCGATAAACTGATCTATGATATTCTCTTCCGTGTTGTTGACAACCACGAGAAGAGTCTTAGGTTCTCCGGCTACAATGCCAACGCCCTTAGGCCAAGGCTGGACTGTGAGTCCACTCTTGCTTGCGATATCTGTTATCTGTTCGTTAACAGACGATAGTTCCTTACCGACGAACTGATTTAGTTCTTCCACTGCTCTCTCCTCTTATTGGCGATCACGACAGGACTCTAACCTGTGACCCTCGGTTTAGGAAACCGATGCTCTATACAGCTGAGCTACGTGACCAATGGCGGAAGGGGTGAGATTCGAACTCACGGTAAGCTTTCACCTACGCTAGTTTTCAAGACTAGAGCCTTAAACCACTCGGCCACCCTTCCATTATCTCTTGTAGTCTATTATCTCCCACGTACCGTCCAAGTGCTCGACCAGAGCCGTGCAGCTCTCGACCCAGTCACCGCAGTTCATGTAGTCAATCTCACCAATCTTACGAATGTTTGGATGATGAATATGACCACATATGACCCCATCAGCAGCTTTAGTCTTCGCATATGAAGATAGATTCTCCTCGTATCCACTTATGAAGTTTACTGCTTTCTTAACCTTGTACTTGAGGTACGCGCTGAGAGACCAGTATGGAAGACCAAGCATGCCTCTTATCTTAGACAACCAGATGTTGAACACGATCGTCATGTCGTAGCCCCAGCTGCCGAGATGACTCAGCCACTTGGCGTTCGTGATGACCGAGTCGAACTCGTCGCCGTGCATGACTATATATCTCTTACCTGTGACCGACACGTAGATGTCGCTCTTGAGCAGCGAGACATTACCGAACTGATTATCGCAGAACGACCTTAGGAACTCATCGTGATTACCCGGAATGAAGGTAACGTGTGTGTTCTTACGGGCTCTCCTGAGTATCTTCTGCACCACGTCGTTGTGATCCTGCGGCCAGAAGAAGGACCTAGACATAGCCCAGCCGTCGATGATGTCGCCGACCAAGTACAGCTCTTCGCACTCGAACGTCCTCATGAACTCGAGGAGTAAGTCAGGACGACTCATGCGAGTACCGAGGTGAACGTCGGATATGAACACCGCCTTGTACTTGATCAACTGTATCTCCACGTCAGCTCTTAGTCCACGTCCCGACAGACTACCTGCTGGCCGACGTAGTTGCCGTACCTATCGTAGACGTCTATGCGCTGACACACGCGCTGTGGATACTGGGGATAGTAGTACCTACGATCGTACCTGTTGTCATACCTGTGATCATGACCCATCTCATTCAAGATGGCACCAGCAAAGATACCACCTACGAGTGGACCTATCCACTCACCGCCGGCATGAGCTACCTGCGGTAGGACCAGTCCTGAGACCAGAGTTGTAACCAATAAAAACTTCTTCATCTTATCACCTCTTATAAGAGAGCCAACTGTCCCTTATTTATCCATTCTTACAACAAGTGACCTTGGCGACCTTGCGGAAGTTAGCCGCACCCATCTTGCGGACGTCGGCGACCTTGATCACCATGCGGAGCGAGAGCTCGCGGAGGGTGTTCTGCTCGGTCTCGATGAACGACATGACGTCGGCTTTCTCGAGTGGAGTGAGACCAGACAGGAGACCTGCCTCGACGACCTGACGGATGCGAACCATGTAGTCGCGCTTGGTCTTCATGGCCAGATCGATGTAGTGCGACCGAGAGACCAGAGCCTGAAGGTGAGGAGCCAGCTTGTGACCGCGATCGATGAGGGCGTCGAAGTCGAGGTTGGTGATGAACACCACGGTGCCCTTGAAGTCGAACGACCGAGGCATGCGCTCACCGGTATCGTCGTCGATAAGGGAACCCTCAGCACGCCAGCCGACTCGACGGACGCCGGTGGTGTCGCACACGGCCTTGAGGAGGTTCAGGGATACATCGTCAAAGAACACCGAGTCGGCGTCGTCGAGTACCAAGACCTGACCTGGAGACGAGTGCTGGAACAGGAGCTTGTACAGGCCGGTGGCACGGACGAAACCCTTGACGAACGTGTGGTTGTCACCGGTCGGGTCGAGCCTGAGGAGTGTCTCCTCGACGGTGTGGGACTTGCCGAGACCAGCTGGACCGGACACGATCATGGACCGGCATGAGCCCATGGCACAGGCCTCGGTGAAGGTCGACAGCACGTCGAACCGGTCGGCAATACGCGACCAGATCTGCATGTCGGTCTCGGTCTGAGTAGCCGGCTTGAGCTGGACTACGTCGAAGGCCTTGGCTGGGGAAGAAGAGCGAGCGGCACGGAAGCCGGCTTTTGGAACACCACGTGGCATTGAATTTTCCTTTGTTTTGATCATATAGTTATTATATCATAAGAAGATTAAATGTCAACAGGTATTACGCGGCGACCTCCATCAGCTCAGCTTCCATGGCAGAGTCGAGCTCGTTCGCGAGCTCGCGGTACTCGCTGGCGATCTTTCGGATCTCGTACTGAAGATCCTCGACGTCGTAGAAGTACTTACGCGAGCGACGAATGAGCGACTCGAGACGCTCGGCGATATCTACTGACTCATTGACTGTCATGGTGTATCCCTTAGTTTTGATCATATTAAGATTATATCACAAGTGGATTAAATGTCAATAGGCCAGCGGCATGGCAGGTATGATCAAGAAGCATGGCTCTTTTCCATTGCGATGGTGGTACCACCGTCCGGATGTCGATGCTGGTACACCACTCGGTACCCCAGAACGGAGTACCGGCGGATCATCTTGTTCAGGTGGTTCCACGACTTACCGGTGAAGGAGACTCTGTTGGACATGTCAGATGCCCTCGAAGTACCGGACGTCGGCCTCGGTCGTGTAGGGATCGTCAGCTTGGAGACGAGCCGAGAGAGCCTCCGTGAGGCCGTCGATCTTGGCGAGGAATGCGTCGGCCAGCCCGTACGACTCGGCGTCCATGGCCACCCCGTAGTTGAGCTCCATGTGGTCGAGGGCTTTGCGGAGCTGGTCCACCGTGAGGTCTGAGTATCTGCTCATCTGTTGTCCTTTCATCATCATAATAAGATAGTACCACAGTTCGGATTAAATGTCAACCGAATAGTTCCTCGAGAGCGTACTGACCGAGGTCGGTGTACTCCTTGGCTCCCCTGCGCTTGAACGACCAGTGAGTACCGTCGAACACGTAGAGGTAGTCGACGTCCCCGTAGTTACCCTCGGCATAGTGGAGGGAGTGGAAGTCTCGAGAGCCGACGTCGGTCTCACCTCGGTCGCGACCGTAGGCCAGACACCAAGTCTTGTCGGTCGGCAGGTTGAAGTCCTGCTTCTGACCTATCTCGAGACCTAGGGACGAGAGGTCGCCGAGCTCCATCAGGGACTCGACCTTCTCGAGTGTATTCCAGTGGCGGAGGAGCGTCATGCCTACACCCTCGACGTACCCGTCGAAGTGGCAGTAGATCGCGGTGATCTTATCTTCCCTCTTGAGGGCGATCATGGAGCGTGTTGACATATCAGGCCGCCTTCAGCATGCTGAGTGGAACCATGTAGGTGTTGTTGACCGGAGAAGTGACCTGGACCGTGGCCTTCTTGACTCGGATGTTCATGATCTTACCGAGGTAGTCGACACCGCGGTTGGTGAACCTGACGTCCTGACCTGGCTTGAGGGAGTACTTGGCGACCTTGGCCAGCTTCTCGCGGCGGAACTTGATCGCCTCGAGGAGGTTGTTGATCTGGTCGTGGTCGGCGTCGAGGGTAACGAACGCGAGGACGGTCTTGAAGTCTGTCATCTGATTTTCCTTTGTTTTCATCATAATAAGATAGTACCACAGTTTGGATTAAATGTCAATAGGCCTAGCTCTCGACCTGAGTCGGCGACCTGAAGAGCACCGACTCGTGGATGCGGAAGTCGACACCGGTGTAGTTGTGCTTGACCTGCAGGCGCCCGTACTCGTGAGCCCCAGCCCATGAGTCGAACACCATCGGATAGCCGACCATTGGGCCCGGAGTACCGTCGTTCTTGACGCGGTGGAAGGTGAGGACGAAGTAGCTCATGCGTCGTACTCAGCGGACATCTCGAAGGCCTCGCGGATGACGTCGGACATGCCACCCTCCTGAACCCCACCCTCTCGGATGAGCCACGCGATGAGATCGAGCAGCAGCTCCTCTCCGGCGACCTCGGACAGCTCGTCGAACAGCTTCGACTCTGACTCGTTGAACTCGAGAGGGATGGTGACCTCGATGACTCTGTTCTTCATTGGTATGCTCCTTGTTTCAATCATTAATAAGATTATATCACAAGAGGATTAAATGTCAATAGGCCAGCGACATACCTGCCATGCCAGAAGATCATACCTCCTCCGAGAACGTGAACACCCACTGGCCGACCGGGCTAGGCCTACCCATGTCCCTAGGTAAGGTGAGTGGCTTTACTCCATACTTACGGATGAGCATGGCCAGATACACGTGACCCTGACCCTCGGTGAAGGTATCCCTCGATCGAACTACTGTCTTCTTTACTACCTTCATAGCTTTCTACTCCTACCTATCCAAGCACCTAGGTCAGCACCGACCTCTTGCGAGGCTCTACCAGTATTAAGACCAGTACTAAGACCAGTATCTCGACCAGTATTAAGACCAGTATTAAGACCAGTCTTACTCTTATCCCTAATATACTGACCAATAGCCTCACGTATACAAGCAGAGGGATCCTTATTCTCTGAGTAGGCTATTCCACTCAGCGTCTCGTACACCATCTCGTTCAGTCTAAACGACACAATCCTACTCTCCATACCACGCTCCGTAGTATAGATCGCAGTGCTCTCATCGTACTTACGGTTCTTCCGCGTTCTAGTCTCTTTTTTTCTCATGGCTCCACACAGCTCGGCTCTACCTAATACTGAACCTATTTAGTAGAACTGTAATACAGTTTTGTAATACAAGTCGGCGTCACCGGTGTTGCCACCAGCTCGCCGACCTATAGCTCTACCTGCGTTCTTTCTACTAGGGAGAAAGCATGATCTGGAGATCGACCTAGAGAACGACCTAGAGATCGACCTAGAGATCGACCTAGCTCTCAGCTGTACGTGCGAACCTCCGCGAAGTAGACGTCGAACCGAGAGCCGTGCTCCGGACGAATAGTTTGAGCCGAGTAGCGCCAGAGGTGACCACCGCGACGATACATCGAGGCGAACTCTGAGTTCTTACCGAGGCGAGCTCGAACCAGAACGCGATACCGTGTCTTGCAGCGAACCGGCTTACCAGTCTGAGCTTCACTGACGATCTCGGTGGCTTTCTGCTCGAGGCCCATGAGCTTGGCCTTGACCTTGAGCTCGGAGATACGGGAGTCGGTGACGTCGGTCGTGGTGAACCGGTAGGCGGAGGTGCGTTGAGTCATGGGTATTTCCTTTGTTTCATTCAATATAGCTATTATACACGGATTGGATTAAATGTCAACCAAAAAGACAACCTAGATCACGACCAATATCGCAACCTAGGTCGTGGCCAGTACCCTATCAGGCGACCAGTTCTTCATGGCCTTCCAAGAATTCCTCGATGTGACGAGCGACTCGACTGTCCTCGATGGAGTAGAAGGTGAACTCTCCGAGGGAGAATACACAGTCTTTACTGACGTACTCGAAGCCGCCGTAGTACTCGAGGCCTCGCTTACCGTGAGAACCCTTGGTAGCTATGCAGTCTTCACCGATCCAGATGTGGCCGCAGCGGGGATCGAGGCCGGCCCAAGCGGCGGTCACGTAGTCCATCTGTTCGACGTGGTCGATGGCAAGGTCGTTGGCCTTGTCGATGAGGGAGGAGATGTCGGTCATTGGGGTTTCCTTTGTTTTGATCATATTAAGATAGTATCATGAGTTGGATTAAATGTCAACCGCTATTTGGCATGGCAGGTATGCCGAGAAGTCATGGCTCCTCCCCGAGAGAAAGAAGCGCGCATCAGAACCATTCTATCATAAAAAAGAATTAATGTCAACTACAAAAAGAGCGCATGGTGCCCGTTCCCATCCTCGCCCTTCCTTCTTTGGATTAAGATTATACTACCATAGAAGAGAATTAATGTCAATAGGCCAGCAGGGGAAAAGGAACTAAACCCCCGCTGGCCTCGGCGCGGCCTAGTCAGTCCCCACTGACGGTGGCCGATCTCTTCAGATCTCCCATGATGGCCTGAGCCTGCATGAGGAGCTTCAGCAGCTGCTTCTGGGCCTCACGCTGGCCTCTGTAGGCTCCGGAGGCGTAGTCGTGCTGGTTGATCCAGTCGGGGAGAGGGGTGGCGACGTCGAGCTGGACGGCCTCCACCATGTTGTTGAACCACCGGATGTCCTCTGCTAGTATGTCTCTCATTGGTTGACGTCCTGAAAGTACTCGGTGATCGCTACCACGGCGAAGAAGGCCAGGAGCGGGAGGATGAAGATCTCGTAGGCGTAGAAGACGGTGAGGATGGAATGCATGTCACTGTCCCTTCGTCAGGAGGTCGCGGAGGAGGTAGAAGGTGGTGAGCATCTCGTCGAGCACGTTGATCTCAGTGATCTGTGCCTCGGTGGGACGGGTGAACGTGTCGAGCATGGCCAGACGCGCCTTCATGACGCCGATGCGGTAGGAGACGAGGAGGGTGGGGTCGGCGTAGATCTTGTCCATTGCGGACATTGCGGTCTGAGTCATGGGGGTTTCCTTTGTTTCGATCATATTAAGATAGTACCACAGGTTGGATTAAATGTCAACCTGTCATATCCTCGGCGTTGGCGATAGCCTCCTCGACGATCTCATCGACCGGGATATCACAGCCGAGCTGCTCCTGGATGTACGACTGGAGGGTGCCGGCGATGAGCTCCTCGATGAGAGCGCGATCGGCGGATGAGCCTGCGATGGCTGCTAGAACTTCAGCGGAGAGGGGGAAGTCGATATCGACCGTGAGAGAGATGGTATTCATGGGGATTTCCTTTGTTTCGATCATATTAAGATTATATCATAAGTGGATTAAATGTCAATAGGCCAGCGGCATGGCAGGCGTGCCAAAAAAGCATGGCTCCGGGGTTGACAAATATGCTGGTTTGTGTATAATAGCTATATGATCAAAACAAAGGAACACCACATGATTAAGACGTCCATCCTCATGGAATCCATCGAGTGCGTAGGGTACGCCCACTTCACCGCGCTGGCCTCCGACCTCAATTGGAACGCCGACTTCCAGCCCGACTTCGTCGACGTCGAGGGGCTCGGCAACGGGAACTCCCTCCAGCTGGTCGCCGTTACTAACTTCGGCATGGTGAAGTCCCTCAAGTACAGCCAGCCCGGAGCCTTCCTCTACCTCACGGTGATCGGTGCCTGAGGCATGCCAGTCCGGCATGGGAGGTATGCCTTGACATTTAATCCAGGGCGTGTTATACTAGTTATATGATGAAAACAGGAGAAAATCACATGAACGTCACAGTCAACTACGAGGACTTCGCGTCCCGCGTCGCCCAGAACGGCTTCACCCCGTCCCAGTACTCCAAGTCGGTGTACTTCGCCAAGACCCCCAACGCGGGCACGGTGGCCCTGAACCTGAACAACTTCACGTTCACGGTCGGCGTCGGCACTAAGCACCTCGAGGTCATCACGGCCGCGGTCGAGGCGGCCGGCTGGACGGTGGTCAAGCGCGTCAAGGGCTGGTCGATCGTGGCCATCGACCCCTCGGCTCAGTGCCAGGACGCCGTCCTCGGTCAGTTCATGGACGTCGTCCTCGGGGTGATTGCGGCGGTACCCGCCAAGGCCGAGAAGATCAAGACGGTCAAGATGTCGACCATCGTAAAGAAGGTCGGTAAGTCGTTCGCCATGACTCAGGCCATCAAGGCTCGCAACCTCGAGACGATGAAGGCCGTCGCTCAGGCGCTGAGGGCTGCCTGATGCACGACACTCTGGCATGCCTCGTGATGGACTACTGCGAGGCTAAGAACATCGACCTCTGGCCTTACGTCGAGGGGTTGAAGAGCGGCGGGCCTCTGGACGAGGCGCTTCTGGCCACGCTGATCAGGTACCACAGGGAGTGGATGCGATGATGAAGATAGCGTACACGCTGATGGTCGTCTTCGGCGTCCACGGCCCGATCGTCAAGCACGACTACGGCACCCAGGCGCAGTGCGAGCGCGCTCTGGCGCAGGTGAACTCGATGATAAAGAGCAGCCCCGATGTACAGGCCGCGTGCCTGCCTCCTGGAGAGTGAGTGATGGATATCGTTGAACGTCTACAGGAATTGATCGGCGTCTATATTGGCGATGCTGATATTGACGAAGATTTGTTAGATGCAAAAACAGAGATTGAGCGACTGCGCCGTGACGTAGATCGCATGGCATGCCTCGCCATAGACAACGCCAAAGATACGTTACGGCTGCAGGAAGCGCTGCATCGTATCAGCCTTGGATCACAAGATTCTGGCACGACTAAAGAACCACTGGGTAGAGAAGCGCGCGCCGCGCTGAAAGACGGAGAGTGATATGACTAATAGAGTAACCCTACCCGCCGGACGGTACCTCATCGGCGATCTCTGCTATCAGGGCGAGATCTGGGAAGAGATCTGCGGCCGCGACCACGGCGTCACTGAGGACGGCCGCCACTTCGCGTGCATGTTCACCAAGTGGGGCGACGGTGAGTACCCCGATCAGGACGGCCGCGGCTTCATGGTCGACAGCGGCACCATCGGCGTCATCCAGTACGACGGGCCGTCGACTTCGGACAGCATGGGCCGGAGCTACGTATTTCCAGAGCCCTTCGAGGTCTACTCGGAGGACGGGCTGCTGGTGTTCGGTGAGGTGCGCATCCAGACGGGCCCCCTAGAAGAGGGTCGCGACTGGGGCATGGAGTGGTACGACACTAGCATGGAGCTGGAGTGATGGTAGAAGAGTGGTTCTTTAAGAACGAGGTCAAGATAGGATTGAGCATCGCCCTCCTTAACTTCGTTGGCGCTGCGCTCGGGTTCGTCGCGGGCAACTACGTCAACGCCGTCATAGGGTTGATCCTAGGGGTGGTCATAACGTGGTCGGCCCTCAACGTAGGGGTGAAGTGATGCTAGAGATCGGACCCAACCTACTCGTCGCCATTCAGGCCATATGTTCAGTGCTGGGTGGCGCTGCGTTTATGTTTTTCATGTATGTACTAGTGAGGGATAGCTAATGACTAAGATCGTATACAACGGCAGCTACGGCGGCTTTGGGCTGTCAGACAAGGCAGTCGCTCGCTACTGGGAGCTCAAGGGGCTGCCAGTGCACGACGCCTTTACTCGGTATGTGCACGACGCCTTTACTCGGTATGATCTGGAGGAAGATCGTGCAGACCCCATCTTGGTGCAGGTAGTCGAGGAGCTGGGTGAGGAGGCAGACACTGTTTTCTCTAATTTGCAGATACGCGAGCTCCCAGAGGGGACTCTATACCGCATCGACGAGTACGACGGCAGGGAGACCGTCATGACGCAGGACGAGTACACATGGAGGGTGGCGTGATGGGTGCAAGAGAGGACATACACGAGCTGCGTGCCGTCATAGCTACGCACGACGTGGTCTATGGAGACAGGATCAAGGAGCTCGAGTCCGCAATCCGTGAGATCCTTTCCCAGATCGATCGGGGTGGATCAGGTGGTAAGGTATTTGCTCGGGATTATTGTATCGAGCGTGCAAGAGCTGTATTAGGAGATAAGTGATGAGCGGCGGACACTTCAACTACGACCAGAACAGGATCCTATACATAATCGAGGACATCGAGCGTCTCTTTGAGGGAGATGTAAGGTATAGCCCTGAGACCATGGTGGAGTTCGGTGAGGCCATACGCGCGCTGAAGATCGCGTATGTGTATGCCCAGCGTATCGACTGGCTGGTGTCTGGTGACGACGGTGAGGACACGTTCCACGAGCGCCTCAAAGAAAATCTATATAGGATCAAGTGATGAACGATATCTTTATAAGACTCGCGCTAGATGCGGGGTTGTTGAACTACGTAGACCACGAGACGCCTAGACACTACTTCATTAATGGCCATGCCGAACAAGAAGATGTTGAGAAGTTCGCCGAGTTGATTGTGCGGGAATGTGCTAGATGTGTCACTCAACCTACTATCCAAGCAGCAGGACAGACTGATATCGCTATCCAAGCATTACAAGATGTTTTGGCGAATGATATGAAGGCATACTTTGGAG